ATGAGGAAAACACTGCTCGCCTGTGTGTTGCTAACCTTATCTGCCGGCAGTTTTGCTGCACCACAGGTCGAGACGATCAGCCGCCTGCAATATGGCAAAGCCTGGGCTTTTACGCGTGAAGAAGTCATGCTGCAATGCCGTCCCGGTAACGCGCTGTATGTCATTAACGACAGCACACTGGCGCAATATCCTCTGAACGACGTCGCCAAAGAGCAGGTCAAAAACCGTCAGGTTCAGGCTGTGCCGCTGGAGAAAATCTGGTTAGACGATCCGGCAAATCCGGGGCAAAAAATGAGTCTGGCGCCGTTTATCGCCAAAGCCGAGACGCTTTGCTGAATGGCCGTGCAGCCGCTAACCGCCTGATGTTAATCCCATGTTTTGCGTATGTTGTCACACAATGAAAATAATACATCGTTGTTATTATCACTATGTTTCAAACTGGGTGGAAAATAGTCAGGCCTCGGCTACTCTTTAAGTTGTACGGCTTAACCGCCTGCATTAATGCCAACTTTTAGCGCACGGCTCTCTCCCAAGAGCCATTTCCCTAGACCGAATATAGGAATCGTATTCGGTCATTTTTTTGACTGTTTTTTAAATCAACCACTTATAATAAAAACAATCACTTAGACTACTTTCACTTACCCTCAATGTTACTCATTTGGATTCTCCATCGCCATTATATCGCCACTGATTTGAGCCAGCGGATTCAGGTGGATAGCGTCTTCCAGGTGATCCGGAGCGAAGTGCGCGTAACGCATAGTGACCCGGATATCTGAGTGCCCGAGGATTCGCTGCAGCACGATGATGTTGCCGCCGGACATCATGAAATGACTGGCGAACGTATGCCGCAGAACGTGCGTCATTTGTTGACTATAAGATAACAGGTAGGACACTGCATCTGCGTTTGTGCAGGGTATGATCGACGTCCTTTGCAGACAGTGGCAATGACGATAATGTACTATCATTGACTGGAAATATTATTAAAATAGGCAATAGTAATTTTGATGTCCTCTGCAATGTAGTTGAGGCCGTTAGTAAAGGTTTGCTCACGAAGTTAATATCGAATAATTAAAATCATCAATTAAATTGAGGTGAAGGTTTCTGATGAATTACTTCTGGATTACACAAAAGCCAAAGTCACACAAAGAAGAATTAGAAAACGGATGGATAAGAGCCAGACCGGCAAAAATATATAATCAATACAGAGAAACGGTTAAGTCTATCAAGAAGGGAGACTTGATTTTTTTTTGTAGTAGTGGGGTGATTAGCCACATCGGGTTTGCACTTGGTTCTGTCATGCACGAAACTGATGAAAAAGGCATATTATGGACGGTGAAGTTTAAGCCTCACCAGTTAGAAATTCCCATAGAGATTCGCGTTCACAAAGAATATCTTTTAGATAAAAGAGCGAAAAAGTATTCTCCGATAACTTCTTTCGGTAAAGCACATCAAGGTTATTGTTCTGAAATTAATAAAGTCACTGCATGGTTTCTGCTTTCTAGAGCAGGAGTGTATTATAATAATGACGATATTATCGAGTTAGAAAAATCCGTGGGATACAGAGAGGCGAAATCGGCAAGTTCAAGAGTTTCTAATCTCAATTCTCTTATGTCTAAACTTGAGCGACGAGACATCCTAGATGTATTAGGTAAATTTGAAGAAATACAATATACTGATTATAAATTCCAAAAATCAACCACATATGATCTTGACTATAATGGTAATCTATTCCCACCTAAAGTCATATTTGGAGTTTCAGCAATAGCAGTAATAAATCGAGTACTTTTCGCTGATGAGTTTACTGGTGGGTTGGATTCGGTTTGTTTCAAAGTTCTTACGTCACTAGGATTTAATATTATAGAGAAATCGGTCTCTGATGTTAATTCTCAAAAAAAAGCTATTGATTTACTTATTGAGGATATTTACGAAATTGAAAAAGATGCGAACATATCAATAACAGACCGAAAACAACTGATTGACGCACGGGTTGGGCAAGGAAAGTTCAGAAGTGATCTAAATAAGTTATATGGCAAATGCCTTCTTACTGACATTTCCCTTGACGTAATGCTGAGAGCGAGTCACATAAAACCTTGGCGAGAATCATCGAATTATGAGCGACTTGATCCTTATAACGGATTACTATTATCTGCAAATGTTGATATTCTTTTTGATAAGGGGTTAATAAGCTTTAAGGCTAATGGTGAATTGCTTATATCACCAGTATTAGTTGAGAATAATATTCTGGAACTAATAGGTATACACGCAGTAACGAGTGTTAAAATTAACGAAAAATGTCAAAAATATTTGGGCTGGCATAGAAATAAATATTTCCCAAGCCATGGGGATAAAGATGTTCATGATTAAAAAAATAGACTCTATATAAATATGTATAAAAATGGCACTAAGGACTTAGTGCCATTCTTATAAGTCAATATAATAATCGGCAGCAATAATTCATTACATTTCGCTAAAAAATGGTATGTTATTTTTTATCTTCTATCCCCGCTATTTCAACTGATTAAATTTTTGTTGCCAACCATTTGAGCAAGCGGATTCAGGTGGATAGCGTCTTCCAGGTGATCCGGAGCAAAGTGCGCGTATCGCATAGTGACCCGAATATCTGAGTGCCCGAGGATACGTTGCAACACGATGATGTTGCCACCGGCCATCATGAAATGACTGGCGAACGTATGCCGGAGAACGTGCGTCATCTGACCTTCCGGCAGCTCGATGCCCGCCAGCCTGATCACCCGATAAAACTGCTTATAGCAGGGCAAGAAGGGCGCGCCTTTACGGGCGATCAGTTCGTCATAGAGGGGGCGGGTGAGGGGAACGGTACGGTTCTTTTTGCCTTTAGTATTGATGAAGGTGATTTTGTACGGGGATATTTGCGAGCTTTTGATTTTTGCCGCCTCATTCCAGCGTGCGCCGGTCGAAAGGCAAACTTTAACGATAAGCGTTAATTCGTCATTTCCATGCTGTTCACATGCCGCCATGAGCAACAGAATTTGTTCCTGAGTCAGCCATGCCATTTCACGTTCTGGCTGATCAAACTCGCGAATATTCTCGAGCGGGTTTGGCAGCGACCATTCCCCCAGGCGTTTCAGTTCATTGAATACCGCCCTTAGAAAAGCATGCTCACAGTTCACCGTACCGGTGGAAACTTTACGGGTTGCCAGACTGGTACTGTAGCCGTTATCAATTTCACCGCGCAGCCGCTGATCACGATAGTGCGCCCAGTCCTTCGGTGTGATCATACTGGCTATTGGATCACCCATGCCCGCGCTGATAATCTTCAGTTTGCCTAACCGTCCCTTTTTATCATTCAGAGAGCAGCCGTGGAGGCTGTACCAGAGATCGACCAGTTCGCTCAGCTTTCGCCGGTCTTCCTTCTCGCCCAGCCACGGTTTGTTCTTTGCCTGATCCATGGTGTAAGTCTCAAAGGCTAAGGCTTCCCCTTTGGAATCAAACTGCCTGCGGCACCGCTTGCCCTCGCGTCCGTTCGGATAGCACTCGCATAACCATTTGCCGGTAGACAGCTTTCTTACACTCATCACATTCTCCTTTTTGAGAATGTGAATTTTACTGTATATAAAACCAGTGTAAATGTTTGATTTGGTCAGTCGTATACATGTAATGGCTATAACCGGTCGGTTTGTCTAAATCGTCTCTTTTGGAAAGGTTGCGGCAGAAACCGTGAAATTTTGACTTCAGATTGTTAAGATTAGTCTTAACAGTTTGCTTTCACTATAAGGACTTAATGATGAAGTTTGTTCTGGGATTTGCTGTTTTGATGCTTCCGTTTGCCGCGAGTGCTGCATTTGTTAACCCGATGGAATTCGACGGTTCCGAAGCGCAGAAACAAGAAGTTATTGAATACATCAAGGTGAAGGTAAAGGCGGATTACTGTGATGGTGCCGTTGATATGTGCCAACCAACAACGCTTCGAATGATGGAAAAGCAAAATCTGACCGCTTTTAAGAATCTGACCAAAGCCAAAAATAAAGAAATACTGAATAAGGTAATCGGTGATTATTGTGAAGGTGCGTTTGATATGTGCACTTACGCGACTCTGGATATGATGTACAAACAAAATCTGAAAGCCAGCGGTGAGCAACTTAGCTGGTAATGATTAATGTTAAGAAACCCGCCATTGGCGGGTTTCTTGTTTTAATGCATCTGCAAAGATTGTTGCTGATGCTTATCCGGATGCAACTGAACAGCATGAACGGTGCCTGGTTCAACAATGATGTCGGCGATCGATTCATGCGTTTTGAACGTACAACTGCAATTGATATTCTGGCACTGGTGGTAACGTTCTTTAGTATTGATGCTCAGATAACGGCTGGAACGGGCGTGTGCGGCGTGCTGGCATTTCGGGCAGTGCATCATAATAATCACCAAGTGGTCATTTTAAGTCAGATGTAATCATTGTATGTTATTGCTGAAAACATACATCCGGGATTACAGTGTTTTACATAACAGGTGACAAAATGCCCAAGGCAGACGAGATGACAAATCAGGACGATATACAAAGCGCGATCAGTGACGCTGACCAAAGGGAACGCTATATCTGGCGTCGTGCCCGTTGGTTTATGAAGGCCGTGTGTGTTGGCCTTTTCATATACGCACTCTTTCCAGTTGTTTTTTGGATATACTACTGTTTTTAAATGCTTTTTATGATTTTATCATGAAGCCTGATCTCAATCATTCACGCGCTATCGTCCCCGCTCGCCTCATAACTCACATCCGAAAGCAACACCTCCAGATTCAGCGTCGTAACAAACCCACTGTTCCCCAGACTGTGTGTCACCTTGCTGATTATCCAGGGCTGCGCGTCGATCACGGATTTAAATCCGGACACGGCCACTGGCGTCTCAGGAAATAAATCAGCCCGCCCGCGAGCCAGGGAGATCGAGAACTCCGCGACGCCGCGCTGGAGTTTGTCCCATTTTGCCTGTGCTGCACGCATGGCCGCTTTCTGCGTGGCGTAGATGGTGGTGAGCGCAAACACATTGTCTTCACTGCCCACCAGGTAATCGCCTTCCTTTGCCTCCGGCGTTTTCTGTACCTTCGTGCTGACCTTTTTCGCCTTCGGGTGTTGCAGGGCGCGCAGGTACTGCACTTTCGGTTTCCGCTGCACCTTCACCTTTTTCGGTTTCGGGTCTTTGGTATGCAGCCAGCTTGCCGACACGCCGGTATAAGCCCCACGGTCAGCAATATTAAACGTATGCCCGTCGCCGTCGCTGCGGACAATCGTCATCTGCGGGATAGGCTTCCCACTGGCCGTCTTCGCCGCGCCTGGCTTGATAAACAGAAGATTACCGGCCTTGATGGCAACAACCGCGCCGTTCAGCTCCGCCAGGCGGGTAATAAACTTCGCGTCGGTTTCCTGCGTCTGGTCGATGTGCGACACCTTCACGCCCTTGAACGGCTCGGCGATGGCGGGCTTGAGGTTATTGCGCGCCGCCACTGCCGACACCACCGCCTCCAGCGTCGTGTCGTGATAAGAGTTGTCGCGACGGGAATTCAGGCTACCGCGATAGTCCGCACTGCGGGCGCGGATAGTCAGCGTATCCGGCGTTCCGCGGTGCTCCACCTCATCCACGGTAAAGTTGCCTTTGTTCGTCAGCGCCTGGCCTTTCCAGCCCAGCGCAATATTAATCACCGCGCCGCGTGGCGGCATATCCAGCAGGCCGTCGGTGTCGCTTAGCTCGATGTCGAGCTGGTCAGCTTCAAAGCCACGGTTGTCTGTAAGCGTCAGAGAAATCAGCCGGTTGCTGACGTCCTGCGTGATGTCTCTGCCGCCCACGGTCACCGTGAAGTCCGGCGCAAACTGCGCACCGGCTCCGATGGTCATATCGGTAATCACAGCAGACCTCCCAGCTGTCCGGTTAAACCACCGGCCTTATCCAGCAGCCCGTCGGCCTGGGCTTTCATGTCGCCGAACATCGCCGCCAGGGATTCATCCACGCGGGTCAGCGTCAGGGTAAATTCAATCTTTCGTGGCGCGCCGTTGGAGAAAAACTCTGTATGGGTTTCGCTGACGCTGTTCACCACGAACATCCCGTAAATGGTGCCGCTGCCCTCCAGCAACGGCCAGGCCTTGCCCTGATCGGCCATCAGGTTCAGTGCCAGCAGTGACAACTTCCCGCCGGTGATTTCCGGCATCAGCACGCCGGACAGGGTAATTTTCTCCTCATTCACGCCGAGGAACTGCGGCAGCGGGCGCAGGCCGACGCGGTTGTTTACCGGCCAGCGGTAAACGACATCGCGCTGTAAACTTTGATAAGGGACGGTCTGCAACTGAAACACAAACAGCCCGAGGGTTAACATCATGCGGCTTTCTCCTTAATCGTTATCCATGCGGGAACGCTGCTGTGCCGCGCGGGCGCGGTCACGGGCTTCCAGCTCGGCGCGGATTTGTTTGCTGGCATCCGCACCGCCCAGAGCGTTACCGGCTGAAATCTGGTAGTTGTGGATGCTGCGGTCAACGTAGCCGCCACCCCCACCGGTAGACACCGGCACATACGCACCGCCCAGCGCGTTCCCCGCTGGCAGTGCAACCGGCTCCCGTCCTGTACCGGCGGCGTGATTGGCTTTGTTGGCGTTTTTATCCAGGTCTGCTGATTCATCCTTGATGATGCCGAGCTTCTCCAGCAGCCAGTCCACGCCCTGACGCAGCTTATTGAATGCCTGCAGCGGCGCAGTCAGCGCGTTTGCGATGGCCTGCCCGAACATCACGCCGGTGTCCTTGCAGTTATTCAGGGTGTCCTGTGTGGATTTCACCGGCGCAATGAGGTCTTTGAACCACTGCCAGACCATTTTCAGCTTATCGCCAAGCCAGTCAAAAACCGGCTGGAGCGGTGCAAACAGCTCTTTTACCGGCGCGAACGCAATCCCCAGCCCTTCAATCACACCCGCAAAGAAGGCGCTGATCGGCTCCCAGTATTTACGGATAAGCAGCGCACCGGCGACAATCGCCACGCCAATCGCGACTATCGGCAGCGTGAGCCCGCCGATCACCGTCGCAATCGCACCGCCTACCGTGCCGAGAATTGTCCAGAGGATACCGGCAGCGGCGACAATCAGATTGATGCCGCTGATAACCGGACCCGCCACCAGGCCAAACACCCCAAGCGCGCCGGTAATCAGCAGCGCACCGCCCGCCACCTTGCCAAGGGTGGTCGCCAGGGCTTTATTGTTCACAATCCACTTATCCAGTTGGAGCACGTAGCCGGTAGCGGTCTGCACCAGGTTGCGCAGGGAAGAATCCTGCTGGTCAAACAGGTCAGTGCCGACGGCCTCGTAGGCGGACTGAAATTCCTTAAAGTCGCCGCCCAGGTTGTCCTGCATCACCGCCACCAGCGCCTCGGTTTTACCATCCGAGGTTTTGAGTGCCTTACTCAGTTCATCCAGTTTTCCCGATGATGCATCGCCCATCAGCACCGCCGCCGCCGAGCTCGCTTCCTCGCCAAAGATGGCCTTCATGTACTGCGCACGCTGCGACGAACCGAGCTTGTTTTTCTCAAAGCTCTTTTGCATTTCCTTCAGGATGGTAAACAGCGGGCGCATGTTGCCTTTGCTGTCCGCCGTCTTCACCTTCAGCTCACCGAGCGCCGCGGCGGCGGTGCCCGTCGGTGCCTGCAATCGGGTAATGACCGCACGGGCACCGGTGCCCGCCATCGAGCCGGTGATTTTGGCATCCGCCAGCGCGGCGGCCATCGCAGCGGTTTCCTCGACGCTGATACCGGCCTGTTTTGCCACGGGCGCGGCGTAGGTCATGGTGTCAGACAGCCCTTCAAAGGTGGCGGCAGACTTATTCATGGCCGTGGAAAGCACATCGCCGATGTGCGCCACTGTGTCATTGGTCATGCCAAACGCGGATTTCACGCCCATCAGCAGCGTGGCGTTCTCCTCCATGGTGCGCTTGTTCGCCAGGGACAGATTCAGGATGGTCGGCGTCGCCGCCAGAATGCCGTCCTTATCCGCGCCGGATTTCGCCACGATGATTTGCGCGGCGGCGGCATCGTCAGCAGAGGCGGCGGTGTTGTCGCCGAGCTGCCGCGCCTGCGTGCGCAAAGCCAGCATGTCCGCCGAGTCTTTGGACAACCCGAGCGTTGCCTGGAGTTCTGAGTTTTTCTGCGCAAAGTCAAAACCAGGCTTGAGTATCCCGACACCCGCCGCCGTGCCCGCCGTCGCAATGCCCACGCCAGCCGCACCGGCGGCGGTCACGCTTCCGGCGAACTGTTTACCGGCCTGATAACGTCCTCTTACCGCGTTGAGTTTGGCCTGCTGCGCGCTGACGCGTGCCAGAGATTCACGCTGCCGGTTGAGCTGCGCCGTGGTTTCACTGATAGAGGTTCTCAGGCGGCGCTCAGACTCAGCCAGGTTGCGCGTACTTATCCCCGCCTGCGACAGCTCGGTGCGCTGGCGCTGCACCGACTGCCTCAGCCCGTTGAATTTAGTCTGCAACTCCTGGGCGGTGCGCTTCGCGGACTCCATGGCCTGCGTCTGCGCGCGGGTAGGATTGGCGGTATTTCTGAACTGGATCGCCAGCGCCTGCGCTTCCGTTTTGGCGTCTTTGAGCTTTTGAGCCGTGACGGCCATCTGGGCGCTGGATTTTCTGAACCCGTCAATTCTCCCGGCCTGAGCGTTCAGGTCTTTGAGGCTGTTTTGTGAATTGCGGATATCGCCGGACAGCGCTTTACTGGCGTTTTGCACCGCTTTAAACGGGCGGGTCGCCTGGTCAACCGCTTTTAACAGCACCTCTAATTTTAAGTTACTCACTGTCGGTGGCTCCGCTGCGCTGCATGGCCTTATGACGCCACGCGCAAAGTTCGGTCAGCGTCATCGGGTTCATTTCTGACGGCGGCCAGTGAAAGATCACCGCGATATCCGCCATCAGGTCATCGACCGTCAGGGTCGGGGGAAGTTTTACTGTTCCGATTTCGGCGATAAAAAACCAATCACCTTACCCGCCAGGGCAATCAGGTCGGGCAGGTTCAGGCTTTTGCAGTCCTGAGCGGTCAGGTTCGGGGCGGTAATGCGCGGCAGAATGACGGTGAGTGCGTCAACGTCGGCATTCGCCAGCGCCGCCAGGCCAATGCCGCGCAGGTGTCCGGCATTGGGTTTGATGACTTCAATCTGGTTAATCAGCGTGTCGCCGCGCTTAATCGGTTCTTCCAGAATTACGATGTTTTCATTGTGTTCTGACATAACGGTGTCTCTTATTCAAAGGGGAGTTTTCGCGCCGGAATCCGGCGCGGGGGTCGGGTTACAGGCCGATGTTTTTGCGGTGTTCCGCCACGCGGTCAACGCCGCCGACGATTTCCACCATGTTCACGGTATCGACTTCAATCATGTCTTTGCCGTCAATCACCAGCTTGAAATAGGTGCACTGGGTGGTGATTTTGGTTTCGGTGTCTTCGCCCTGTTTGTACTCGCCGAAATCCATTTCCTTGTGGCGGCCGCGCATCGTGACTTCCACGGCGGAGGTTTCACCGGTGTCATCACGCTGGAAGGAACCGGCAAAGCGCAGCGGCACGGCATCGACCGCGCCCCACTGCTGCAACACCAGTTCATCCAGCCCGCCCACCGTCCACTCAAAGCTCAGCGCGTCGTCGTCCAGGCCAAAATCAACGGAGGCGGAGCCGGTCATGCCGCCGCCGCGATAGTTCTCCAGCTTGCGGGTCAGTTTCGGCAGCGTCAGCGCGCTGACCAGGCCGAGATAGCTGTTTCCGTCGTTAAACAGGTTCAGGTATTTCAGTTTCTTAGGCAGTGCCATGTTTTAGCGCCTCTTAGCTGTTAACGGACGTGGCGAACGTCGCCAGGTACTGGTCGGTGATGCGCTGACGCAGGGTTAAATCTTCCAGCGGCGGCACCGGCGTATAGTCGTAATCAAGGGTGAGTTTGCCCGCTTTCAGGGTGTCCACGGTGTTGGCTTCTGCGTCATACCAGCAGTTACCGTCAATGATGTAACCGGCGGTTTTCATTTCGCGCAGCTTGGCGTTAATGCCCGCAATCATGTCTTTGATAAGCGTCGGGGTCATTGGCCTGTCCATCGCCCACAGGTGCGCGTCCGCCATGGTATCGGCCAGCACCTGCGCGGTGCGGGTGTAGTTCTCAAACAGGAACAGCGGATCGTCAGAACATGTGCGCTGCCCCCAGAACTTAAAGCCGTCTTTGCGGATAAGGGTGGTGACGCACGCCTGGTTCAGCAGGTCGGCATCGGTGCCGGTGGTCTGCAAATCCCAGTACACGCTGGCAGACAGGCCGGTGACGCCGTTGATTCCAACGTTCGAAAGGGTTTTATGCCAGCCAGTTTCGGCGTCGATTTTGGCACGCAGGCCGAGCGCGTAAGCGGTGGCAGGCGCGATGTCGCTGGCATTGGTGGTGGTGTTCCAGGACACGAAATCCGGCCAGACAACCATCAGTTCACGCTGGCTGAAATTGTCGCGGTACTTAATGGCATCGGACACGGTTTTGCAGCCCCAGGCGCTGACGTAACCAAAGGCGCGCAGCTGCTGACAGACGGCGGCAAGTGCGGTGGCGACGTCCTGATTATCCAGCCCCGGCACGCCGAGAATGCGCGGCTTTACGCCGAGTTCAGTTTGCGCGGACAGCAGGGCTTTCATGCCGGTATACATGCCGGTGGCGTCGGTGCCGCCGATGATGTTGGAAGTGGTTGCGGCGTCGTCTTCACCTTCTTTGACGCGCACGACGACAACAACCGGTTTTGCCTGGTTGGCAATCGCCATCAGCGACTGATACAGCGTGCCTTTGGTGCCTGCCTTTCCGGCGGCGGTCAGGACGTTGGTGATAAGCACCGGCGTATCGAGGGGGAACGCGTCGGCGTCGGCATCGGATGCCGTGCAGACCATCCCGATGATGGCGGTGGAAACGGTGGAGATAACGCGGGTGCCGTCGTTGATTTCAACAACGCGCACACCGTGATGATAATCAGCCATGGTGTTTTTCCTGTGATTGGGGTGACGTCAATCATCGCGTGTTGTTTGCGCGCAGGCACGGCGGGAGGGAAGTGTGGGAAATGGCACAACGTGGTTGCAGCGCAGCCCGATATGACTGTGCTCGATACAAAAAAGCCCCTTTCGGGGCAATATTCAGGCGGGAATTTCAGGCCAGGTAATATCCGGCGTGCGGGCGGTGTCCACCGCTTTCAGCGCTTTGATATAGGTTTGCCAGGTGGTGAGCCTCGCCTTATCGTCGTCGGTGATTATCCCGAGCATCAGATCCGTTCTCAGCGTTTTGGTGGCGTCGTCGGCCATAGCCAGAAGTGCCACGCGCTGGGATCCGGCAATCTCCTGTAGTTCCTCCGGCGACCAGGTACGGGCAACCAGCACGGGATAGCCTTTTTCATCGGTAGTCAGCACCTGTCCGGAACGGCCACCCTCAAGTAGTGCCTGATACGTTTCCTCCGTGATGTTCACGCAATCATCCGGCAGCCAGGGGGATTCCGGCAGGTAATAAGAATTGGTAGACGCAGCATAAAACATAGTAAGCCTCATAATAATCCGATGGACAGATAGTTAATACGTGTGGAGTTAATGGCATTAATTGCCCGACACGCTATACGTGATGTAGTTGCAGAACCTGTTCTCAACTCAACGGACGGAACAACACCGGATTTAGCCGAATCGTCGTAAAATGTAACGAAATTACGAAAAACAGTACTGAGCGTTACGGGTAATACGGCCTCGATCTCATAGATTGCAGGCGTTGAGCTATGTGCAAAATCACTAAAGTCCCCCCATTGAATAACCACCGTCCGTTTTACTCCCCCCACAATAATGGGAAGTTTAATGTGACCAATGCCTGCCAGCCCTCCACCCATGATGCCCGCCAGCACAATATCACTCAGCCCAGGCTGGCATTAAATTTGGCCTTATCGGCAATGTCCGCACCGTTCTGGTCTTTTGCCAGTTTACCGGTCAGGGCTGTCGCTACGGCCTCCGCCAATGCATATTGCGCATGGGGATTCACGGCGTTCAGGTGTTTTTCCAGGACTTTATCGGCATAGGATTTCACCTCAATCACCGCCGCGTCCACATACTGGCGGGTTGCCAGCACCACCGCCGGATCGATTTTCAGCGTCACCGCATCGGTGCTGTTGATGATTAAAATCATGCGCACGGTCTGCGTGCGACCGCTGCCTTCGGCCAGCAGCGGCTTATAGGTTTCGGGGCAGTTGGCGACGGCAATCAGCGTATTGTCGCTGTCGTACAGACCGATTTCACGGATCCAGAATCCCCCCTCGTTTTCGGGAATGATTTGTTCCGCAATAATCTGGCTGCTGTTGGCGGCGTCCACGCTCAGGGCGTTGAGCACGGCGCGGCGCTTTTCGCCGATAAGCTGCGTTTGGGTGCCGGTAGGCGTGGGCAGCGTGCCGCCGCCGTCACCGACGGCCATCTGGGTGATTTGTACCTTCGTGCCGAGGGCGGCGGCGTTTGCCAGCTTTGCCGCCCCCTGGTTCGTCAGCAGGGCAAAGTATTTGGTTGTCACGGGTTAATCCTCACGGTGTCGATATGGTGAACCGCCGCACCGGCGAAACCGCTGCCGGAGACGGTGATGTTTTCAGGGGTGTAGGGGTAAACGGTCAGCAGGTCGCCGCTGTAGCTTGCGGCGGCAACGGGAAACGCACCGCTGACGTCGAGGTTGATGGACAGGCCAATCAGATGGCGGCTGCACGGTTTGGCGTCGTCAATCAGGCGCTCCAGCTCCTGATACATGTCATCGGTGATGCCGGTTTCCAGCACGCCGACATCCAGGCGAAACGTGCCTGGCGTGTCGTTGGTTTTCCACCATTCGCTCACGCGGATCAGATAGCCGAGCGGCTCCACCACGCGGCGCAGCGCGCCCACGGTGCCCTTATGCCGGTGTACAAAATACGCCGCCCGCACCACGCCGCGCTTCGTGGACTCCGGCCAGGTTTCATCCCACCGGTCAACCGACCACGCCCACGCCAGATATGGCAGCAGCGGCAGCGGGCAGTTGTCGGGGTTCCAGAGCTGACGCAGCGGCACCGGCAGCGCGTCAATGGCGGCGCACGCCTGCGCGGCGGCTACTTCCAGCGAGGACGACCCCACCGGCAGCAGGCGGCTATTCATCGGTGCCGCCGAGCGTTAACTGGTAGCCGGTGCAGTAGGCGGCCTGGGTTTTGTCCAGGACAACATCCGCCGCAGGCGCGGCCAGCTCCACCCGCTGCACGCCCTCAACGTGCAGGGCGGCGTAAAGGGCAGATTTGCGGATGTCGCGCCCCAGGCGTGACTGTGCGGTGATGTAGGCTTGCAGCTTCGTTTGCGCTGCGGCGCGGATGGGTTCAGCCTCCGGACCTGGGTACAAATACAGCGTGGCGTCAACGCGGTAATTCACCACGGACGCCGACTGCACCAGTACGCGGTCAGCCACGGGGCGCACGTTTTCATCGTTGAGCGCCGCCGACACAATCGCCAGCAGGTCGGCGCTGGCTTCTCCGTTGTTCTCGCGGGACAGCACGGTGATGGTGACGTTGGCCGGTGACGGACTGATGGCCGAGGCGTCCGCCACGCGTCCGTCGGCGCTGCGGGCATGATACTCATACGCGCCCGTCGGACCCGCCACGCTCAGCCCTTCAAACGCCTGCGGAATGCGCCCGCGATAATCCCCGTCTGCTTCCATCACCGCCGCCGTCGGGGGCACGGTAGTATCATCGGCGGCGGTGACGGTCAGGCGGGGCACGTTGCCGTTTGCCCCGAGCTGATCTAAATCTGCGCCGGTGGCATAAGCCACCATCACCGCCTCGGCGGCCTCATTAATGCGCTGCCGCAAAATCACTTCACGGTAGGCGTTCTCCTCCAGCAGCTTCACAATGGGTTCAGATTCCAGCGTAAGCGTGCGGGCAATAGCGGCCTGCTGGTCTTCGGGGTACAGCGATACCAGCGTGGTTTTGCGTTCAGCCAGAAGGGTTTCGTAATCCAGCACCTCCACCACGTCGGGGGCGGGTAACTGGCTCAGGTCGATAGTTGCCATGGTTAGCTCACGGGTAAGGTTAATGAAATGGCGGCTGACGTGTCTTTGCGGGTGCCGGTGATATCCACCACCATTTTCCCGTCGAACGTCGTTTCAAAGGTGATGCCGGTCAGGCTGACGCGCGGCTCCCACTTGAGGATCGCGCTGTAGCAGGCCGCCATGATTTGCAGGCGCAGCGCCGCATTCTGCGGGCGGTCAGTCAGCATCGATAGCAGTGAACCATAGTCACGGCGCATAACGCGGGAACCGACGGGCGTGCGCAGAATGTCGCTGACCGACTGCTGAATGTGCGCCAGGTCTTCGACGCTGCGCCCCGTGTCGCGAGCGAGGCCGATGTATTTGGCGTTAGTCATGAGCGCAAAGGAAAATAAGGCCAAGAATGGCAACCAGCCACCAGCCGCCCGTATCGTTCGCCAGCATTCCCCCTGAAATTGACGCACAAAAAACCGATAAGAAAACATTCATTCAAAACTCCTCGTTATCAGGCAGGCGCGCCGGTGCTGCCGCCGCCCGTCTGGACGCCGCCGTGTTTATGGGTATGAACAACCACGCCGTTTGAGGTAAGGCTGCCGCCTGAGTGGGTGATGTTGCCGGTCATGCTGCCGCCTTGTTTCACCTCCAGGCTGCCCGTCGTGAGCCTGTTGGTGCAGACCACTTCAGGCGTGTCGAGCGTGATGCGGGTTTTCGCCGTGCAGGTGATCAGCGGAGCAGTGACAGACACCTTGTCCGAGGCGTTTACCGTGGCGGATTTGATGCCGGTTGCCAGCAGCGCGCCGGTTTTTGGTTCGTATTCGACCACCGCGCCGTCAGGGAATGACACATGCAGCGCATCGGCTGACGCGGACGGTGCAGGACAGTCATTAGAAAAAATGCCAGGCATCACAAAGGCGGTATCCAGCTCGCCGCCCAGGCAGAACAGCAGAACCTGTTCACCGGCGGACGGTGCCCACCAGGAACGGGAACGTCCTGCGCGGGACGTCAGCCAGTGCAGCCAGTCGGTGACGTTGCCGCCAGTATTGACGCGACAGGTCGCCGTCTCTAAATCCACCTCGGCAACGGTGCCAATGCGGATCAGATTGCGCAGCAGGCGCGGAATGTCGCTGTTTGGGATGGATGTATTCATGGATAAAAGAATGCCGCCCTGTCAGGCGGCATACAATTTGAGGCGGGTTGACTATCGATGGCACAACGGTAGATGAAGAGTTTTTTAGATAAGAATCATGAGTGCATTTTGATGATTTTTCTTCGACTTATAACTTCTGCATGTAAATATTCAATAACCAAATATCCATAAGCCGTTTTATACTCATCCCCGCCAAACAAATATGAAAATTCTTTATCAATATCATCATATTTATAGTCTGCGAAATCACAAAGATTTAAATAGAAGTTGTAAATATATCTTAAAGCAACTATTGCTTCTAACGTGGTCGTTCCAATAGTAGTGAATTTTTTCGTTACCCCTTTAATATCCTCTTCAATAGTGATACTTTTACAATCAATATCTTCAAATATTTCAGGCAATCCAAGAAGCATGCTTACATGATAAATTTTTGGAGATAAATTTAATGCATAATATGAAAAAACATCTTCGGTTTTATGTTTGACAACCTTATCAAGAAAATTCGCTATAGTATTTATTTCTATATTTAAATCCTTGAAGTATCGTTCATTGCACACAGGCTGACCATCTATTGGCTTACCTTTGAAAGCAATGCGGTGTAGCCTTGGGTGAACTTTGTATTTAGCCGTAAATACACTTTGATAATTCATCTCTCCAATCTGGCTAAAGTAAGAAAAAAGTTCTTTTCTATGAGCGTGAAACAAGTCGACATTGTTTTTTTGGCGAGTAATTTTTATTTGGGTTGCAGTTTGTCCCGACGAGTGAAATCTGGCAACCAAAACTGACAATGGAATTGAAAGTGAAGCTATTGTTATCGGCATTGCACTAATCGAAATAAATGTTTTTAAGCCTTCAGAGGTCAATGATATTTCATACCCATTCCATGCGATCATTGCAAGACATATGGCATACAAAAGAGGAATCGTTATTGATAACCATAAAAGACATTGTCCAGACAAGCCCTCGTCAAAACGCAAAACAAAAATCCCTTTAAGCCTTGAAAGGAACGGCGAGCCATTTCCATAAAGAAACATAGCTACTATTACAGGCAATATAAATGGCAAAGTTATTAACATCGTAAGGTAGAAAACGTCTTGCATTACCAGCCTCCCGCAAAATGAATTATTTAAATCATAAGGCAGAGTAAGCCTTGATACTATTGGTTTAATAGCTCCATCAGTACATCTTCCACTATCTTCATATCTTCCGCATCCAGTCCTAACAGCGGGCGCGCCGGATACTGCATTTCTTTTGCACGGACAGACGGACGATCCCGCAGCCCGAACTGATGCACCTTCGCCATGCGCTGAACCTGGCCGGTGAATTCCACCACGGCGTCGTCTGCGGTGCCTTTGGCCTTCATGTATTTTGCCGTGCGCAGTTTGGCGAACATCTCCCGCTTAATGCGGCCTTTCTTTGCCCGCAAAGACTGCGGGCGGCGGGGCGTGAAGGGTTTACCGTCGGGTGTAACCTGCTGCTTAATGCGCTGCTGCTGATGTTTGCGCAGACGCTTCGCAATGGTTGCCGCCATCGCCTTACGGCTTTGCGGTGACAGCGCCGCAATCAGTCCCGCCAGGCGGGTATCAAACGCTGACAGCTCACTCATGCCACTGACTCACTAACTCGCCGTGCAGGTAGAGTTCACGCGGCCTTTCCACCGGCTCCGGCAGCGGCGGTTCCGGAAAGTGCTCCACATACAGACCGGCATCAATCTGTTTCACGATCACGCGCTCGGTGAGCTGCACGTCAATCGCGATATCATAGGAACCATCATCGAGCATGTCGGCCTTAAATTTAAAGCCGGTCTGCTGCTTTTCCGGTGTCGCCATAATGTCTGGCTGGTTCTCACGCAACCAGGCCAGGATAGGCACAATAATCAGATCGCAGTCCTGGGCAAAGTTGGTGATCAGCAGCTCGGTCTGATACTGGTATTCAAACGATAGCGAGCTGGCTAACGTGGAAACGATGCGCCCGTTATCCACAAACATGCGCAACTGGTCGGGGCTGGTTTGTAGCACCGGCACTGCGTCAGTTAAGGCTTTTCTCAGTTGGGCGGGTTTTAACACGGTGTTCCTCCTGGCATTGTTTGACCGCTTCCACCTGGAGGCCGCAGGCGGTCAGCGCGGCCTCCAGGTTTCTGACGTCACTGCTTAAATCGCCGTTAGTGGCCGGTGAGCTTGCTGGTATCGGGCAACTCGTTACCGCCGGACAGCCAACGTAAATAATCTGCGGCGCTGGCAAAGGCGGGGCGTTGGTGCATCCGGCCAATACCGTCAGGCAGACGAGCTGCATACCAGTCGCGCATTTCCTGATTTTCATTGAGTAACCTTTGAATGTGAACTTCACGGACGCGTGCCTGCTCCCCCGCCTGTACGAGCTGGGTGCGCAGGCTTTGTTCCTGGCGTTCCCGCATCACGGCATCATCGTTCAGGCGGTTAATGGTGTTATCGCGGCTTTCAATACCGGCGGACAATGTGCCGATAATGCGCTGCGCCTGTTCAGCCTTGTCATTCAGGCCACCGATACGCCAGGTTTGCAGCCCCGCCAGCGCGCAGGCTGCCAGCAATAAAACAATCACAATGCGCATCAGACACCCCGCAGGCAGTAGGCCAGCTCATTCGCGCGGCGGCGCTCCAGGCCGGTGACGCGCTCGCCCTTCACAAACACCCAGCGCGGCAACTGCTCGCAGGCGTCACGCCATCGCCCTTTGTTGATGAAAAACCCTAACGTTGATTTGCAGGCCGCCGTCACGCCGACGTTAAACGCGAACGACACCACGGCGTCATACACCGGCTGCGGCATGGCAACCGGCATACAGCGCGCAATGCCTTTCTCCACCCGCATCACGTCTTCCACCAGGCTAACGGCGGCCTGCCGTTCGCTGATTTGCGTTTGCGGCTTCACGCCTGCGGTGTGCCCGATACCGTTTGTCCAGACGCCTGCGCTGCACTGGTAGGCAGACAGGCGGCAGCCTTCAAAATCGGCAATCAGTGCCAGACCGGCGGCGGACGTTTGCAACGTCGGCGTTTGTGGCAGCAGCGCGGCAATCGCAAGTACTGAGGCGACGGCGCAGCGTCTAACGATTGATGGCGGCATTAATGTCCCCTCTTACGCCCATTTCTTTCAGCAGGCGGTAAGTTTTGCGCCGGTAGTACCAGTTCACCAGGAAGGTCGCGACGCCGACGGCGGCACCCACCAAAAAGGCGATATCCTGATAAGACATGCCCCCCAGCCAGGCCAGAAACACGGCGATGCAATAACAAATAAACGAGGTGATGCGCTCCATGGTCATCAGTCCCAAAGTGAGACGGTTTCGCTGACTGCGGGCAGGCTTATGTCCGGCAGCTCCACCGCGTAGCCATGGGGCAGAATTGCCCCCTGTGCGGCTAAGCCAACGTTAGCCGCGTAAACCTGTTCCATCACCGACTCAGTACGCCCGTAATACCGCCAGCAGAGCGAATCAACGGTGTCACCTTGTTCGGCATAGACTTTCATCAGAGCAGCCCGATCACACAGTGCGACACGCCAGCGACATCGCTGATCGCATTGCGGCCATCACGCCACAGTTCATCAACCGTACTTTCGACAATTTCCGCCTTTTTACTGCCAGCATCGGTGGTATCACTGTTCGGATATCGTTCCGCCAGAATGGCAGCTGTAATGGATGAAACCGCCCGCAGGTAGGCACAGACTTTGATACTTTCGTCATCAATCTGGTCAGCTGGTACATCAGCGAGGGTTTTGTATCCCTGAGCCAGCTGTGCGACGCGGTAGCTGTAAAGCTCGGCATTCACTTCGGTCAGCGCGAACTTAATGACGGCTCGCAGACGTTTGGCGGTGACCGTTCCTTCCAGGCGCAGCGTGTCGCGCAACTCCAACGGACTGATATCCGGCCAGAAGTGCGTGTTTTTGATCGCGGGTTCCGTCGCGGCGTCCGGCTTTGGTGCAGGTACAACAAGAGACATAGTGACCTCTGAATAGGTGGACGGTGGACGCCAGCGTTGAACAAGGTCACTGACCTGTCGCGGCTGGCGTGCCGTCCGGCGCGGGGCGCGTTCTGTTTAGCTGTTGGCCGCCTTTTTGATGGCTGACTCCAACCGCTCAATATCCTTTTTAACGCCGCAGTTGCTGTTCAGCTGGAAGGCGCGCTTTAGGTGTTGCAGGGCGAGCGGCAGTTTTTCTGCGTCGCGATACAGGTAGCCGGTGATTTTGTGCAGCTTGGCGCGTACCTGGTCCGGCATATCCTCACTGTCAGTCAGTTCCATCGTGGTCATCAGCACATCGAGACTGACCGGTTCACCGGCGGCATGAGCGCGGGTGCTCATGTCGGCGATTTCCTCCGCCAGCGCATAACCGGCAGGGCGTTTGCCGAACGGCATCGCCAGCTTGTAATGCAGCGCATAGCGGGCGATTTCCAGTGCACCGGTATAATCACCGGCATCAATACGCCAGATCATGATGGTCATCAGGATGGCGTCCTGTGCGCCTTTACCCTCGGCGAGAACGCCCGCCACCCAAGGCGCATATTCGGGCAGCATCTTGCGTTTGAGTTCTGCCTTTTTCTCAGCGGAATAGGCTTTCTTCAGGGCTTTCTGGTCAGCATTAAGCTTTTGCAGCAGCAGTTCATAGCCGGTGGCATGACGCAGCAGGCTGGTATCCTGCTGCGCGGCTTCGATAGCTGACTGCCGCAACAAATGACGTCGGGCAGGGCTGGTCATGGCTTACTCCTGAGCTGCCGGTGCAGTGGTACCTGATGCAGTTTTGATGGCATCAACGATCGCTGAGGTGAATTTGCTGAGTTCGGCCTTTTCAGCGGCGTCGTCTTCTCCGGCGGTCACTTCAATGTTCTCGATCAGACAGCCGCAGCCGTAATCTTCCACCACGTAATCCTCGTTAATGGATTCGTAGTTTTCGATACGGTCACGCTTTGGTACTTCCTCAACGTGGCGGCGGTGCGTGCCGTCCTGCCAGTAAATGGACAGGTTATCCAGACGAGTGATCAGCATGGCGTTAGCAGGGAAGCCGGGCACACGCACGGCGGGCAGATTGCCGATGCGTTTCTGGCTGACAATCAGGTCAGCGGCCATCGCCTCAGTGTTTGGCTGCTGTTTGTTGATCAGCGGGAAATACTTATCCGCGAGCAGCTTGCGGCCGCAGATCACCACCAGTTCGGTGTCGTCCTGATAGATGGGGTCGATCAGTTCATTCACCGCATCAAAGACCAACGCGTCGAGGTTTTTGTACTCACCTTCGCCACCGACTTTCACCGCCTCATTGGTCACGGTGCCGTCTTCGGCGACAATCATGCCCATCACTTTGGTTGGGGCATTCAGGCGGTATTTTTGCAACCAGCCCACGCCGACATCCTGCAACAGCGGATTCTGAACCCGGTTAGACGTCGGTGCGCGTGAAACGCCATTAAAGCCGACCAGGATGCGATCCAGCGCCTGACGCTTGATAATGGCGTCACGCAAACGGGTCTGAAAATCGTTATAGCGCGCCCACAAATCCAGCTTGCTGTACATCCAGTGGAAGTCGTAGTTGGTTTTGGTGCAGTGATAGCCTTCCTGATCGAGCTTGGTGAAATCAGCGGTTTCACGCTCGTCACCCGCGTCAGTGTTGGTGGTACTGGCAATCGTGCCGGTGACGCCGACGCCAACTTTCGCGCCCATCATTTCGTCCACCGGAATGATGTTGATACGGGTCAGAAACTCTGAGGATTCCTGTAATCGGGTCATCAGCGTCTGCGTGACGGACGGATCGACGTTAAATTTCTTGTCCAGCGTGCCGACGTCAACGTTGTTGAGTTTGGCGAGCTGAGACAGGAACGCATTAAATTTAAAGCGCGTTTCTTTTTTCATGACTTATTTCCTGAGGGTGAATTAAATGTGTCGGATCAGCAGTCGGTCACTGTCTCGTCAGCGCCTGTGCCGCCAGTGGCGTGCGGGCGCTGGTTAAAGTTCTGCGCCGGTGTCTGCGCAAGCTTGCCTTTCAGTTCAGTGAGGGCGTCATGTTCGGCAGCGGTGGATTTTTCCAAGGTATCGACGCGGCTCAACAGATCGGTCAGGCTGGTTTCATGCTTATCCAGTTCAGTCTGAGCGTATTGAGCAACTTCGCTGACAGCTTCATGAACATCAGCCAGGCGGGCATCGTCTGACGCCTGTTTACGTGAAAGCTTTTGTTTCACCAGGGCGAAAAGAGAAGGGGCAGTTTCCGGCGCATCTTCAAACTCAATCAGTGCTTCGGTGGCGACAGTGAAGAGGCTGTCCGGATCGGTTTTACGACCGGCGAGCGGGTTCTGTCTGGCTTTACGGCTGAACTCGAGCATTTCAGTGCCGAGGCTTGCGGGGTCATCGGTGACGGCCAGACCGACCAGGTAGGATTTATTGGAGTTGGCGAAGTTACGTTTGATCTCCATTGAGGTGTAAACCTTTTGCCCGTCGCCGACCATCTGCGTTAAATCCGCAGTCGGGCTGATCATCGCGTACAGCGCCCATTTGTAATGAAGCAGCGGTTCAGCCGCATCATCAATCTGTTCGGCTTTCAACTGGATCACGTCACCATAGCGGCGGAAATCACTGGTCGGTAAGACGCCTTTGATATGTTCCAGATTGACGCGGGCACCGTAGGCTTTCGCGCTGTACGTCTCCGCCATTTGCTTGATGTCGTTAGCATCAATTTCGCGGCCGTCGCAGGTGTCGCCTTCGACCCCGATACGGAACCATTTTGATACTTTCTTTGCCATGTAACTGACTCCGGTAATGAGTGTTGAGAACAGGAGTTAGTTTCCAGACAGTCACCACTGGCCGCCAGCCGATGCGGGTTGTTGCCCGATGGCACAACGTGGGCAGCGCGAAAAACGGCTGTCTGGCCGGTAACGTGGCGGCATGAATATTTCAAACTCCACCATCATCAGCGACCCGCGCCGACAGGCGGCACTGCTTTACTGGCAGGGTTTTTCTGTGCGGCAAATCGGGGAGATGCTGAGCCAAAAAACGCCGACCGTGCAGAGCTGGAAAACTCGCGATCAGTGGGAGGCCATTGCGCCCATTTCTCGCGTGGAAACCAGCATGGAAGCGCGGCTTATCCAGCTCGTCATGAAAGATGTGAAGGAGGGGAAGGACTACAAAGAGATCGACCTGTTAGGCCGACAGATTGAACGCCTGGCACGGGTAAAACGTTACAACCATACCGGCAGCGAGGCTGATTTAAATCCGAACGTTGCCAACCGTAATAAGGGCGAACGCAAAGCGCCGGAGAAGAATGTTTTCAGCGATGAGGCCATTGAGAAACTCGGCGACATCTTCATTGAAACGTCGTTTGAGTATCAGCGCGGATGGCATCAGGCCGGACTTCAACACCGTATTCGCAACATCCTCAAGTCCCGCCAGATTGGCGCAACCTTCTACTTTGCCCGGGAAGCGTTGATTGATGCGCTGACCACCGGCCGCAATCAGATTTTCCTGTCGGCCAGTAAGGCGCAGGCGCACGTCTTCAAGAACTACATTATCGACTTTGCCCGACAGGTGGACGTCGATTTAAAAGGCGACCCGATTGTGCTGCCTAACGGCGCACGGCTGATTTTTCTCGGTACCAACGTCCGCACTGCGCAGAGCTATACAGGCAATCTGTACCTGGACGAATACTTCTGGATCCCCAAGTTTCAGGAGCTGCGCAAAGTCGCCTCCGGTATGTCACTGCATAAGAAATGGCGAAGCACCTACTTTTCTACGCCGTCGAGCCTGGCACACAGCGCCTATCCGTTCTGGTCGGGTGAACTGTTCAACAAAGGTCGTCGCAATAAAGCAGACAGAATTGACCTGGATCTGACGCATGCGCACCTGTCAAAAGGCGTGCTGTGCGATGACGGCCAGTGGCGACAGATTGTAACGGTGGAGGATGCGCTGTCTGGTGGCTGTAACCTGTTCGACCTGGATCAGCTGCAACTGGAATACAGTCCCGCAGAATATGAAAACCTGCTGATGTGTGAGTTTGTGGACGATCAGGCGTCGGTGTTCCCGTTCGCCGAGCTGCAGGGCTGCATGGTGGACAGTCTGGACGAGTGGGAAGACTTCGACCCGTACCTGAAACGACCGTTTGCCTATCGTCCCGTGTGGATTGGTTACGACCCGTCGCACACCGGCGACAGCGCAGGCTGTGCGGTGATCGCTCCGCCGGTGGTGGCTGGTGGCAAGTTCCGCGTGCTCGAGCGTCACCAGTGGAAGGGCATGGACTTTGCCGCACAGGCTAAAAGCATCGAAGAACTGACCAATCGCTATGCGGTTGAATACATCGGCATTGATGCGACTGGCATCGGGCAGGGTGTTTTCCAGCTTGTTCAGCAGTTCTTTCCGGCGGCGCGTGAGATCCGTTACAGCCCCGAGGTGAAAACCGCACTGGTACTTAAAGCAAAAGACACTATCAGCTCCGGCCGTCTGGAGTACGACACCGGCCATACCGACATCACCGCGTCGTTTATGGCGATACGCAAAACGATGACCGCCAGCGGCAACCGTTCAACCTACGAAGCCAGCCGCAGTGAAGAGGCCAGCCACGCCGACGTCGCGTGGGCAATCATGCACGCCCTGTTAAACGAACCACTGACCGCCGCCAATGGCGGACAAAGCCCGAACATTCTGGAGTTCTACTAAATGAGCAAGCGCAAATACCGTAAAACCACACAGACCACGACCACTGAAAACCAGCAGGGCGCGGAGGTATTCAGCTTCGGTGATCCGACGCCGGTTTTAGACCGCCGTGAGATTCTGGATTACATCGAATGCACCGGCAACGGCCGCTGGTATGAACCACCGGTCAGTTTCGACGGTCTGGCTCGCAGCCTGCGCGCCGCCGTTCATCACAGCTCGCCGATTTACGTGAAGCGTAATATCCTCGCCTCGACATTTATCCCGCATCCATTGCTGAGCCAGCAGGAGTTCAGCAAATTCGCGCTGGACTATCTGGTGTTCGGGAATGCGTACCTGGAACTGATCCGCAACCAGCTCGGCGAACCGTTACGCTTTGAAGCTGTACCGGCTAAATATGTGCGACGTGGAGTGGAAGAGGGGACTTACTGGTTTGTGCAGGGATGGAAAGAACCGCATCAGTTCGCACCAGGCAGCATTTTTCACCTGATCGAACCGGACATTAACCAGGAGATATATGGCTTGCCGGAATACTTGAGTGCACTTAACTCTGCCTGGCTGAATGAAGCTGCGACGTTGTTCCGCCGTAAGTATTACCAGAACGGTGCGCACGCAGGTTACATCCTGTATATGACCGACGCCGCGCAAAGCAGCAGTGATATTGATTCAATGCGTAAGGCAATGAGGGATACCAAAGGTCTGGGCAACTTCCGCAACCTGTTCATGTATGCCCCGAACGGCAAGAAAGACGGCATTCAGATTCTGCCGCTGAGTGAGGTCGCCACTAAGGATGATTTCTTCAACATCAAGAAATCCAGCCGGGATGACCTGCTGAGCGCACACCGCGTTCCGCCGCAGATGATGGGGATCATTCCTGATAATGCAGGCGGGTTTGGGGATGTGGAGAAGGCGGCGCAAGTGTTTGTGAGGAACGAACTGACGCCGCTGCAGGAGAGGATGAAGGAGGTTAATACTATAGTTAAGAACTGTATTGTTAACTTCAAAAATTATGCTTTTAACTAATTTAAGTGCAAGGAATCTACAATCTTACTTTTTTTGCTGGGGCACAACTCCAGCTGAAAAAAGACTTACCAATATAATTCCATAGTTCTTCTAAGTGTCCAGTGAGAGAGGGCGAGAAGTTTTTTGGATTGTTATTGTTAATATATGCTGTTGATTTAGTGAGTAAACTGTCACCGAATCCAGCAATTGTAAAACAAGGCGAATCACAGTCACATTCATTGTTATTAACGCACTCACTAAAACTATCTGAATTTGCTTTATTGATTAATGGAAGCCAATAACTCCCATATTTTTTATCTAAATCAAATGCTGTCTTTATATCCAGCCCTTTTTTATGGTCAAAGAAGAATTTGGCCGTCTGATCTTCTGAACAAATCCTCCGGAATCTATCAAGAGACTCTATTTTTTCAACGGATGCCTTATCCTCAATAAGAATATTTTCTAATAAATCGAATGGTATCAATGATTCAATTTCGTGGGCGTTAATGACTATTATCCTTCCTGTTTTCAGATGGGCTTCACCATTAAAATTTTTGCAAGTACCTCCCTCAGGGTATTTGGGGTGTTTCTTGTCGTTATCAAGTATGCAAAGAGTTACTTCGAGGTTGTTTACCTTTCTATCGAAAATTCTTTTAGTGCTTCCTCCGCCACCATTAATTGCTTGAAATTTTATATTTAAAAGGTTGGCTTTTATTTTTTTTGAATAGTAGCTTGCAATTACTTTATAAAAATCCGAATCATTTACATCTTCGCAAACGATTAAGGCATCCTGAACAGATGCGGAATCAACAAAAAAATCTGGCCCCACAGTCAATGTTTCTGAGTCGTGCAATTGATTCCATAGATAATCTTTACCTTTAATATTGAAATCAAGCACTACATTGAAATTGACGAATTTTAGTAATGACGAGTATTCCATCTGAGCCCGACGAGCCTCTTCCGCAGATTGTTTTAATATTCTGCTAAAGACACCGTTTTTTTCAGTAATTACATTTTCGAAAAAATCCTTATTGGCAATTATTATGTGTTTTTTTTCTCCAAAAGAACGAATGACATTCTCAATTGCTTGTGCGTGAGAGATGTTTGAGAAGTTGATTTTCTCTATATTTATTATTTTAATTATCATGATCATCTTCCTGAAAAGAAACCAATAGGCCAATTGTTTAGCATGCCATCGTCATCAAATGTTGATATGGAAGTATTAGTGGACTTTCCATTCTCTTTATCAAAAATAATAATTGAAATGTCATCTGGTGTTATATCGATAGATTTATCTTCTATGCACTCGCCAAGAGACTCGATCATGTTTTGACTATGGGTTTCGAATATTATTTGAATATTGATCGAGTTTTCTTTAGCTTTTGCGATAACTTTTGCAAAAATTTTAGCTAAGGTATGTTGATAGGCGGGATGTAAGTGAAGTTCCGGTTGTTCTATTATGAAAATAATTTTTTTATCTTTAATGGCTTTCTTTCTTTCTGTTTCCATCCAAATAGCAGTCAAAATAGGCAAGACTTGAGAATACCCAAAACCCATATCGCTAATATTATATTCTGTGTCATCACTATCAGTTACAATTCTGACAGCGAAATGAGGGCCATCTTGCTTTACCTTTACAAAAAATCCAAAATTGACTTTTGTCCATTGTTCAAATTGATTTTTTTCTGTTGGTTTCAGTGAGTTTAACAGCATTGCAAGGTTAGAACCTGTATGGTCTATTTCATCCACTTGTAAATCTTGGAATCTATAAAATCGTTCAGAGGTTGCCCTGAGTGGTGCTATATATCTAATTGAAGAAAATATTTCAGTCAACTCTGAGTTAATAATGTTCAATATGGAATTCAGGTTCCAAGCAATAGTGTATGGATAAATTTTATCTACGATGGCGCTTGGATCTTTATTGAAATTGTTAACAAAGAATCTTTGTTCTTTAAATACTCCCTCAAGAAGGTATCTGTACACGTCTTTTTTGACAAAACCAAGCCTATCAAGGCCATTTAATATCTTGTCTGTGTCAGTGTTTGTATGGAAATATTCTCTTAGGATTTTTAAACCTGACTGGAGGAACGTTAACTCTAATTCGTTTGGTTGATATGGTCTATTAGAATAATATTGGTTCTTAATTCCGGTCGTCGTACTTATTACTTCCTCTTTTTTTTTCAATAAAACTCGAGGAATAAACTGCCCAAGATTTGTAGCCACAAGGCCATCTTTCTCGATTACAACTTTGCCGGAAGTAATCTTAAAGCTTGCGTTGTCATTGTCTCCAATATATATATTTATAGTGACGTCATGTAATTTTATTTCTATTTCATTCGCTTTTGTTTTTTTATCTTTAGCCTTGAGTTTTAGTCTTACGTCGAACTTAGTGTCCTCAGTATTTGCGATTCGATGAGAATACCTATTGAATTTTTTATTTCTATCCTCACTTATGGAAAGGATAAATTTAAATTCAATTGTATCTTTTAATGAATTATTAGAGATAACTTCCTCAAAATCACCAAAATCAACGTAACGTCCATACCATAATATTGGGCCGGTAGTATTGGACTCAAGAGACTGTCGAAATAAAGGGAATGTACGTAATACAGAACTTTTTCCACTGCTGTTTTTACCAACAAAAACCGTAATTGGTTTAAGCTCAATGGTAGTCTCAGTTTTAAAACTTCTAAAGTTGTTTACTCCAATAGATTCAAGCATATATTCTCTCCTTTTTCACATGCTAAGTTTTTTTTAAAAGAAAATCATCAAATAAATAGAAAATTTTCTTGTGTTTTTTTGTTGAATCAGAGGAACCTGTGGAAGTTGATTGCACAGCGCGCAATGCTATCCCCGCCACGCCTGCCCGCTTTATAGGTCGCTTTTAATGCAGTTGCGTGATCCACTGTGATCCACGTCAGCACTGGTGTCGCGGGGAGAAAAGAGCAGGGCGATCACAATGCAAAATCATGCACTCACTGCATGCAGAGCTATTAAAGTGAGATCGCCCGCGTTCCTGGCTATTCTTCATCGTCGTAAACAGAGAATGGCACTGACGGCGTGTCTTCTTCATCCAGAACGCTATCTGCCATATCAGAGATCATTTCCATCACCAGTGCGTACTCATCATTTCTGCACTGGCCTGACTGTGCGATGTCAGCCATAAGCCGGATTTTTATCAAAGCCATCTTTAGCTCATGAGAGGATTCCATTACTCACTCCAATGCACTGTTTATTTATACAGTATAATATTACCATTTCTTAACAAATTCCAATAAAAACTGAATGTTAAATTTTAACCAATAGCTTAGATGAATGTTTAAACAATCTTAGTCGTCATAAAATTCCTGCCAGTCCATAAGAGGGGGATGATGGATCACAACATCACCAAAACTGATTTTGGCTCCCCGGGTTAATGCTTCCAGCTCCCATCTTTGAGCTTTGATATCGTTTTTAAGCAATTCCTGTTCAATCTGAGGCAATCGCGCCCGTTCTTCAGGCGTCAATCTTGCAGATGGAGCAACATCGCGCCCCTTTGTTGGGTCAAAACCTCGCTGCGCCTTGCTGACTCTCGGTGTTTCCTCTCGTATACGCGCCACAATCGCCCTCACGGCGGCTGTGTCTGTCCAGTCAATAACTCGCAGGTTGTCAGAATTAGACGCTGTAGGCGCGCTCCCAGCCTGGCTATCACGCCAATTTGTAGCCTGTTTCTTTCCACCTAACCCACAGTTATTGACAGGACTCCGAGGCGCGCCGGAGGCGCTTTTGGAGGTCAAAACCTCAACGTTAACGGCAGAAGAAACGATGCGCCATTGTGTTGTACGGGTTTCATAAACGCGGGAATCGCCGAGGTGAGGCGCAAAAATACCCACAACCTTTTTCACTTCTTCATCGTAGGCGTTCAGTTCGTCAGCAACTCGGCGGGCTACACGCACAGTCTGATCGTCGCGAGGCACATTCGCGCCGCCCTGGGCTGACATGTACGCCATAAAGTCACCGGCATCAGCAGCAGCGCGAACGGCTTCCACTTCTTCGTCAAAGGTTTCAGTCAAATTGATGGAACGGATGCGGCGGCACTCACGGTATGAACCCATTGTAGGCAGGCCGATAGGATGAAACTGGGGGATCCGCCAGGTAGCAGCCCAGGCGGTGACAGCAGCAGCAGAATCTGTCAGCAGCTCGCCAGTTTCGTGGTCGCGCTCGCCTTCCAGCGCGTAGCCGTCGATGTTCTTTGCGATGTATTTGGCGATATAGCCCGCCGCGCCGCCACGGTTCAGGTGCTTACAGTCAAAGCGATTTTTAGCAGCGCCGCGCTCGTCACCATCTTTTTTCATAGCGTATTTACGCATGATATCGATCACCGGCTGACGCATAGCTGGCTTGGTGAATAACATCATGTGCCAGTGCGGCGTCGCGTCGTGGTGGGGTTCGACAACGCGCATACCATAAACTGACAGGCCGCTATCCTTGAACGCGGTGCGCATCTTGCTCCAGATCCCGCACAAATAACGCTGCGCATCTTTCGGGGTATAGGCTTCTTTGTCCCAGGCGTGATTTCGCTGAACGCGTTTTTTATCGCCCTTGCCAACCATGCGGGTCGGGTGATATTTGGAAGGGGTGGTGATGGTCAGGAACATCCCGACGTCGCCATTTGCAGCAGCATATTTTTCAGTGCCGGCGATCGTGCTCATTAGCTCCATACGGCGGATTTCAGGGTTAGAAATACTCGCCATTACTTTGTCGATCAGACTGAAACGCTCGCCGGTTTCGATGTTTTCCAGGTCGCAGCTTTTGAGATAGTCGAGATTGGAAAGACGGCGCGCGCGCACTTCACGAATAGCCTGCTTACTGGCGTACGGGGAAGCGTCACGGTTCACTTTGCCGATGGCGATCAGTAAAGATTCACGCCAGCGGGTGCGCTGACCTTTCAACTGGAGTAACCACCAGTCTGGATTGACCAGGCGCGACATGGCAGCGATAGCGGAAACAGCATCCAGTTTATCTTTGCAATACCTTGTCCAATACATCGGCGTGACATTGAAAGCCTGTGCCATACCGGCAATTTCGCAGTACAGCTCGCACTGGGTATCACTCTCAAAAAGAATCGAATTATCCCCGTTGTATTGAGCAAGAAGCTGATCACAACGGTCTTCATAGATTTCTTTCAGCTGTCCGACAATGTCCTGGGCGAACCGGCGCAGCGGTTTATCGCTCATGCTCGGCAGGTTGTGATAAGTGTCTGCCTCAGACATGAATTTCATGGAGGCTTTAACATTCATCGCATGAGCGGCATTAACCGCTTCGACGCGGGGAAGAATGCTGCGACCAAGGGTATAAACCAGATATTTATTTGCGGCGTGAATGCCCTGCGTTTTCAGCAGATACGCATGGCGGCCTGTGAAAATTTCCCGCAGATCCGTAGAGAGGTTTTTTACTCTGATTAAAACAGCTTGCCCCTGATCGTATTCATCACGGGTAAGCGGTCTTTCCAGGCCAGAAACGGCCTGGCGTGGTTTGTTCCAGGGAAACGCCCAGACTTCGGGCGTTTTAATCTGAGGGGTAAAACGGCTGGTCTGCATTACATACCGTCTTTGATATCAATGACCAGATAGCCAGCGTTAATACAGGCCAGGATGAGTAATGCCACTGAGAAAACGATCACTTGTTTCCTCTGTAATGTCTGGCGTTCAACTCGGCGAGTTCTTTGCAGTAGACACAAAGCTCAACACCTGGCAGAGCTGCACGGCGTTCCTCTGGTATCGGACGATTACACGCGATGCAGAACATTGCTGAAACGCCTGCAACAGTTGCGCGGGCGGCTTGGATTTGGGCGGAAAGGACGAGATCAGCGCGCTCCTGGGCGGCGTCAAGTACATCAGCCATAGTTACGCTTCCGCTTCACTTTGAATTCGGTTAGCTTCGATGCGGAGTGCTTCAGCAGCTTCAATTCCTGTCATTTCACGTTTGAGAATGAAACTGGCAATCGCTTCAAGGCGACCGGCAAACACCACCGCTCTATTAGCGCGTTCTTCATTACGAGCAGTGTCGAGCATCAACGACAAATCAAGAACTGATGTGTAATCGCGTTCTGGTGAAGCTAAATCGATGCCCATAACTGGAAAACCAACAATATTCTGACGGGTGTTATCAATCATATTTTTCATGCAGAACTCCTTTTTTGGGCAAACGAATGCCCGGCGAGTTGACGCCAATTAGTTTGAATACGGGTTAGTGTTTAATATTTATCTTGCAATCATCATCACTGATAAATTTGGGCAGTGATTCAGTTAAACCAAGCAAAGAATTTAGCGCCGCAACTACTTGATGCCTTTCCGTCGGCGTTAATTCAGCAAACTTCATCTCAAGATGGCGGCGAGATAAGCCAGCATGAAAACAGATTGTTCTACGCATGTGCAGCGGTTGAGTATCAAATGTTTCCTGCGCTACATTCTTTCTGAAATCAAACATCTCTTTAATTCTGGAAAGATGCTTCTTGCCTATTTGAATATGTTCTTCATTCACTAAAGACATAATCACCTCAACTAAACAGACGCTTTAAAAGCGGTTTTGGATTTCTCACGGCCTGCGGGGCAGTGGCTTGTGACATTGAAGGGTTCCAACGCTTTCCGCCTGGTAATTCAATGCAACCATGGCCGAAATGGCGAGATGGACTTTGCTGTTTTAAAAATGGAGCGATAGAAACAGCCATAGTCACATCAGCCCATTTGTCGTGACGCTTGCAATAGCACCAACTGCGGATGCCAGGGCAGGCGATGCCTGTACTCGGCCTTGAACAACTAAACCGATCAGCGATAGATGGCGAATACCGGCATTTACACCTTCGAGTAAGGACATTCGACGCTGAGAACTGACCGCACCACCTTTCACTGCATCAGCTGCAATAGAACCTACGGCGGCAGTTGCCTGTAGTGCGTAGGTTGAAAGATTAGAAGTAGCAATTTCATTGACCGGTACTGACGGCAGGCAATTTATCTGTGCAAGCATGCCATCGAGAAGAGTTGCGTCCTCAGTCAGATCAGTGATTAAAAGAACTTCCTCACAGGTAAGTTTATGAGGTTGCTCAGGATTAAACTTATTGCGCAGGATTTGGGGTTTAGTTCCCATCAGCGCGGCAAGTTCGGTAAGGTTATGACGATTCACAAATGCCTTACATGCATCGTCAAAGTGAGCGTGTTTGGAAACGCGATAATCAAACATTGTTAGTCCCTGCTAGTTTGAATAATCTGACTCAACGATTTATGTAGCGGCACTTGATGGCTTGCTGACGGTTTTTTTCACGCCAGGCCTCAAGATTGATCAGGGCATTGCCATGACGTTCCATTACAACAGTTTGCATTTGACCTGTTTTTCGGTTTTTGCGTTGCTGGGTGATAGTGGTCGAAGGCGTCGGTGCAAGCAGGACAACGCCGTTAGCGATCCACTTTTCGAGGACAGCGGAGCTGATGCCGTTAATTGCAGCAAAATCTTTTTTAGAAATTGTTGGGGAATTGGCGAGCGTAGTCAGTTGCAAACTTATTGAGTTCACGATGGTTGCAGATAGGGCTGACTCCAATGCAGGCAGGAGTTGGGAAACAACAGAGTTTAACAGTTCCTTAGAAACGGCTTTCTTATCAATGGCCACTTGAATTGCATTCTGGTCAGACATAAAGCAAAATCTCCCTTTGAGCAGTTTGAGTTCTACTGTGTAACATGTGGTGTGTTGTCACTTTAGAATACAAACTTAGATTTGTAAAATGCTTTTGTATTTTTCAGGTGGGCAATGTCTGAATCTAAACCTAATGCGTCGGAAGTACTTGATCGTTTATCTTCCTCTTATGGCGTCTCAACACAGAAAGAGCTGGCTGTGTGTCTGGAAATCTCTCCTGGCAACGTCAGTGCCTGGGTGCAGAGGGGAAGCGTTCCCGGCAACGCTATCATCAAATGCGCATTAGACACTGGTGCAGACCTAAAGTGGCTAGTAACTGGTTTATTTGCAAATGCAAATCTAAAAAATACTAATATCTCAAAAAGTGCGAGAACAGACAGCGGTAAAACATTGTTAAAAAAAATGTTATCTGCAGGTGGGAAGTCAGTTCTTAAACGAATTTTGGACGCTTACGGTTTCACGACTCAAAAAGAATTAAGTGAATATTTAGAGATTTCTACAGGAACGATTAGTACATGGGTTCGTAGAGAATACTTTCCTGGCGACGTTGTGATTACCTGTGCATTGGACACCGGTGCCTCCCTCGAATGGTTAGCTACGGGCGAAATGGGCATAGCCTCGCAAGTGGAAACTGCCGCCTCGGGAATACCAATGATCAGCAAGAAATTACTCCTGGCCGGGAAACTTGATGAGGATGGTTTTTGCTATATCGATGAGACGTTCGTTCCAGATGGTGTCAACCTTAATAACTTGAACTTTGTGCGAAGTGGTAAATCAGCGTGGTTGATTGAAATGGGTATTAGCGAAATATCGAATGGCTCATGGCTGTTAGACATTGATGGTATTTTAGACGTGTACGCGGTTTCTAGGCGTCCAGGGAGTAAATTGCGCGTTATCGGTCAAGATGGCGAATTTGAGTGTTCAACTAATGAAGTTATAGCAAAAGGTTTAGTTGTAGCCCTATTAAAAAATTACATATAGCCGTGGTGGTTAAAGCGTATCAGTTTCTATGAGCGCTATAGATGGATATAATTTTATACATTGGCTATTGCACAATGATAAAGTGTTATTTTTATTTAAAAGTAAAGAGGCTTAAAATGAAATTTAAAAAAATTTATTTATCTAACTGGCGTCAGTTTAATTTAATTGATATTGATTTTCATGAGAGAGTGACAATCATTACAGGGGCTAACGGTTCAGGGAAATCGACAATACTGAAAATTTTAGCACAGCATTTGGAGTGGAGTCATAAATTCTTGGCTGTTCCTACTTATGATGAAAAAATTGATGAGTATGTATTTAAAAACCATGACGATGGAATTAGTAAAAGTGATGGAACACATGGGGGTAGTATACATGAAATAGGATGCATAACATATTCAGATGATGAGAAATCAACTCTTTCTATTAATAAAAATCTTAATAAAATAGAATATGAGATAAATGTTGAAAATAAAAACAATCAAATAAAAGGGGTGTTCATACATTCCCATCGTGCTTCAAATAGTTACTCCGAAGTGACGAGTATCCCTGCTACGGTTATCAATCCTTATGATTCTTATAAAAAACACACTAGTGCTTACAAACAGCATCTTGAAGATAAATCCTTCAATGGTAGCCCAATTACGATGATGAAAGAGTCCTTAATTTCAATGGCATCATTCGGTATAGGAAATAGTTTTGTTAAGAAAAACGAAAAGATAGAAAATACATTCCTTGGATTCATTGATATATTGAAAAAATTACTGCCTGCTGAAATAGGTTTCAAAAATATTAAAATTGAAATGCCCAACGTAGTGCTTGAAACTAAATCGGGGGATTTCATATTAGACTCCACTTCTGGTGGGATAATGGCATTAATTGATATTGCATGGCAAATACTTTTATACGCACAAGATATTGATTTATTTACCGTTGTTATTGATGAGCCTGAGAATCATCTTCATCCTGCTATGCAAAGAACTTTACTTAATAATTTGGTCTCTGCCTTTCCAAACGTGCAGTTTATAGTTGTTACTCATAGCCCATTTATAATATCTTCAATAAAAGAATCGAACGTATACGCGTTGCAATATGATGCAGTTAATGATCTGAAAAAAGTTAATTCTTTTCAGTTGGATTTAAGACAAAAGGCCGCAACAGCAAATAAAATTCTTAGGGAGGTTCTAGGTGTTCCTGTTACGATACCTCAGTGGGCTGATGATGAACTTCAACGTATTTGTGCTGGATTTTCAGGAGAAAAAATAACTGCTGATAGGTTAGAGGAATTACGTCAGGAATTAGAAGTCGTTGGTTTAAGTGAATTTTACCCTGAGGCTTTGAGTAATATCATGGGTAATAATTATCATGATTAA